CAAACCATGGGAAAGAAACTTGATCGCTTAATGCAATAGTTCTTAACATCATGTGACTTGGTGGAACTGCAATGTTTTTTCCAAAGTTATCACTTGTGAATCCTGATGGATAAAACACGCCTAAGTATTCATCGTTTGTAACTAAACCTAAGTCATTGTCTTCTAATGCTTGGTTAACATTGTTTACATAATCATTTATTGATGTAGCATCAGGAGTTAATCTGAATGGAGTATCTCCTACAACAAATGCACTCAAGCCTCTGTCAAAGTTTAATGAAACCATTTCACCAATTAGTTCTGCATAACCTGGAGTTGCCATTACGTTGAACAATCTAGATTCGTCATCTCTAATTTCTTGGTTACCATTTACCATTGCTTGTAAAGCCTGTACTACAACTTTTCTTTGTGCTTTTCTTCCAAATGAACCTGAACCGTCTGCCTGGTTAGCAGATTCAGTTACCCATCTGTGAGTGTAGTAATTTGTCATTGCTTCATCACCTGCTCTTGGATTATCAGCAGTTTGATCTACATAATTTCTAACAAATTTTCTTACATTGAAACCTGAACGTCTTGTGTTCCATAACAACATACCTTGTGGATATAATGCTGGATCCGGAGCGTCAAAGTCTAAGAAGCCACTTGTTAATAATGCTTCAATTGTTCCTTCTTCATCACTTGTTGCACCTGATGTATTGTATCTTGCATCAGCAAATAAAATACCATCTTCTGTTGTTTGATCTGTGTTATCAACTAACACCCATCTTGAATCAACTGGGCCTTGGATTGATGAATCATATTTGTAAATTTTTGGATAGTTTTCTAAATCTGCTGTTGATATCCAGATATCATTATCAACAAGCGAAGATGCACCATCCTGCTGTGTGCTTGGAGCAGTTGCTGAAACTGTTGGACCTTTTGCATCTGTTGATGCATATGCAGTTTTGTAACCAACCCAAGTCGTACCATTGTGTACCATTAAATCTACTTCATCTATTGTTGATGAGTACCATAATTGACCATCTGATGCCAATGAAGTAATTGCATTGTCGCTGGCATTGTAAGCCAAAGGTTTCCAATTTGAAATTGTGTACTGTTTAGGATTTGTAGCACTTGAAGTACCTACTTCATAGTATAAGTTACTTGTTGATGCTGGATCAAATCCAATCAATGCTAACAATCCGTTTGTGTCTGTGATGTTAATTTCACCACCTTCAGTGTGTTCTAGTACAAGTCTGTTTAAACTGTCAACACTTGCTTTAACATTGTTTAAACCAGCCGCACTGTTAATTGCACCTGCAATCACGTCAACGTCTTGTGCATTTTGATTTAAGTTTGCATCTAATACTGTGATAATTGCACTTGATGTAGAATTTACACCTTTTCTAGTTTCTGAAATTGTTAAACTGTAATTTGCACCTTGATCAGCAACACCACTACTTGTAACTATTCCGCCTGTTGCAATTGAATTGCCTGCGTTTTCTCTTCGGAAAACTTTGTAGTCTACTTGATCTGTACCATTGTCTGCATTTACATACAATGAACCTACTGCTAAATTTACACCGCCACCTGCTCTGTCTAAATTGTATAGAGCCGATGTTGCACCGCTTACGCCAGTTGGATATGTGCCGTAAACTGGAGCACTGATTTCTTCCCAAAGGTTTGTGCTTCCGTTGAATTTTTTAATTCTAAATCTAGCACCACCATTTGGTTCTGTTGTTTTAATCCAAATTGATTTAGTAACCTGTGCACCTGCATCTGTTCCTGGAGTACCCTTCCACTGTGGTACAGATGTGTGTGGATCAACTGCTACACTTGGATTGTTGTATTTTGCTACAACACTTAAACCAGTTGCCAACGCAAGTCCTGTTCCTTCTGTGATTGTTATTCCGCCGTTGCCGCTTGTATTGTCGTCAAATAATTGTAATCTGTTGCTAATATTTACAGCAGTAATTCCTGAAATGTTAGCATTGTTAATTGCTGTTACTGTTGCATCTAAATCTCCACCACCTGTTACTGGTGAACCGTTGATGCTCATTGTTAAATTATTTGTAGTTGGATTGCTTACTGTTCCTTCTGCTGTTGGTATAGAACCTGTCCATGCTTGTGAACCAACAAGTCTCCATGTACCTGAATTGTCTTTTCTGAATAATTCGTTTGCTGTGTTTGTTGCCACTATTGCATAGTCGCCTGTTTGTCCTACCGCAGTTTTTGGAGCACCACCTGTTGCGGCATTGCCACTTGCTAGGTCAGTTGCTTTTGTAACTACGATTGGAGTTTTACTTGTGAATACTTGTCCACCGTTTGTTTTAGAAGCCGCATTCCATTCCATTACTCCCCATTTTGTAATAGATGAATCTAACCAATAAGTTCCTGCTGGTGGGTTTGCTGTTGGCACAGAAGCACTTGCTTCTAATTGACCTAAGTCAACATTTGCTCTAACAACGAATGCTCTGTTGGCAACTCCTAAATAAGAGTAAGCCGCTTGTAGTCCGTATTCATTTGTTTCACCGCCGTGGATAGGATTATTGTTTGCATCAGTCTTGAATACTGGATCTCCAAATGTTTCTGCTAATTCTCTTTGTGAAGTCATTAAGAACACTTTGCCGGCGTTTGCCGCTGTTGTACCTTGTGCGGTACCTGTTCCTGAACTGTTTGTTTTGTCTTGTGCCGAAGCAACAAATATCATTGGGACTGTGCCCGGTTCTGCTGGTGTATAGAAACTTTCGTCTATTACACTTACTTGAACTCCTGGTGAAACTAATGCCATTTTATAATCTCCTAATTCCTTTATCTGTTGTATTTATAAAGAATTCCTAAATCATAGGCTTTTTAGTGCTATCAAAAGGCTTCAAAAAGGCTAGGTAAATACTGTATATGAGGCCTTTATGTAGCATTTGTAAGCAAAAGCCGTGTGCAATTAATTATCACAAGGACGGCAAAGTTTTCTATAGACAGAAATGCAGTATATGTTTAAAACAGAAAAAAGGCAAAAAGGGTTGGCCCAAGTGGTGGTTAGCAGGGTATAGACCTAAAAAGTCCTGTGACAAGTGTGGACATAAAAGCAGGTATAAACATCAATTTGATGTGTTTCATATTGATGGTAATTTGAACAATGTGTCTTACAGTAATTTAAAAACTGTATGTGCTAATTGCCAAAGGGTATTGCATCTTGAAGGGGTAACTTGGAAGCAAGGTGACCTTGTACCCGATTTCTAAGAGCATCTACAGTAGAATCATTTTCCAATACTTTGTCAAAATGCACATTTGCCCATGCCCATTCTGATGGATGTATGTCCTCAGGTTTTTGACCTATGTCTTGATACATTCTAAACCACATAGGCAATGGGCCTCTTTTTACCCACCAAACTTCACCGCCTACTTCTTTAATCATTTTTGCTTCATTATCAAATCTAACATCTGGAATAACCCATTTTACATCTGGATTATCTAATACTTTCTTTTTTGTAAGACTTACCCATATACCATCATAGAAGCCATCACGCATACATTCTGTGCCAAACTTTTGTAATACTAATCTTGGTGTTACACTGTAACCTAATTCCTTTGTCCAGTATGCATCTTCCTTTTCACGCCATGCTCTTGATTCGTCTGTTTTGCCATCCAGTAGGTCTCTGTCCCAATCAAACATTGTTGCAACACTGTCCTTGAGTTTATCTGCAAAAGATAGTTTCTTAAAATTATAATTTGTAACCAAGTAATCTGCGATTGTGTCTTTGCCCGAACCAATTAGTCCGCATATTCCTATAATCATAATTCTAATTGAAATGTTCCTTTTCCAAATTTTCCTGTGGGAAAACAGTTGAATGCTAACCCTATTCTTTCCACATCTGGTTGTTGTGGATTAACAGTGTGTTCTAACCAAGATGGGAACAATAAAAGGTCTCCTGTTTCAGGTTGAACACCAATGTGATCACTGTTGTATTGATTTTTATTGCTTTCATCAAATGTAATTTGCACTGTTTGATGTACAAAGTTTGTGTACAAAAATGGCTTGTTAAAAACAATTGGCGAACAGTTAGGCGTTGTTTCTATGTAATACACTCCGCTTATCACACTGTTTGCGTGTGAATGTTGTTGTATCCAATCCTCCTTAGGAATTTTATTAATCCAACTTGTTGTTATTCTAAAATTTTGTTCAATGCCCATTACTGTTTTTGTAAAATATTCAAGAGCATTTTGTATTTTTATTTTTGTGTTTTTTAATTGCCCACTATTCAAAATGTGCATTCCTCTATTAACCATTGGAAGATGGTCGTCAGATTTGTCTCTTGCTACTGCTTTTGGTGGATACTCTAAACTATCTATCCAGGTTCTTTCAATAGAGTCTAATGGCCCAATGTTTGTTTTAAACAAAGGCACGGAAAATAAAGGGATCATTTTGTGTTGCATATCTTACGATATTACAACAAAATTATGATAATGTCAACTGTGAATTAACCAATTGTGAAACTGTAACCAACACCACCTGCTGTTTGTGTTGATAGTTCTTGGTCAAGTCTTTCTAACTCTGAAGAGGCTTCTTGTTTTAGTGCGTCACCGTTTAAGGAACTTCCACCTTGTGGCCCTGCAACTGTATTAAATTTACTTCTGGCTTCGCCCAGCATATATTTGGATATTGCCAAAGTGTAACTTTTTATCCATTTTTGTGCCAAATAATCATTCAATAATTCTGAATCTGGTCTGTAATTGTATGCATACAACAATAAATTTTCTTCTGCTCTTGGTCTTTGGAGTAGTGTTAATTCTTTGTTTGTGTTGTTCCATTTGAATTCTATAAAAGAACCAAACATTCTTCCTACCAATTCTTGATACTGTGCAAAAGCATTGTAGGTTGCTAAACCACCTAAGTTTGTACTGGCTAAAAGGTAGGTGTTTGTGTATGCTAGATTGAATGGTTCAAACAGTGTACCACCATCTCCACCACCTGTTCTTGAACCAATAGAACGTCTAAAAATTTTTCTAACTTCCATTACTTCATTAGGTAGAGTGTATGTGTTTTGATCTATCACAGTGGGCATGAATAGATATGATTCCTCGACTGAATGGTCAGATCTCTGTCTATATCTGTCGAATGCGTCTTTAATTGCTGTCTCGTAGTGGTCAGGATCTAACTCTACGTCGATCATACCACCACCCAACATACGGAAAACGTAGTCGAATATCTCTTGTTTTTGTGTGTTGAATTGTGTACTCATTTCTTATATTTATATGCCTTGAACTATTAATAAATATGCTGTATGCCGAGAATCAGTTTATATAAACCAGAAAAAGGTCCAGATTACACGTTTTTAGACAAGAATATTAACGAAATGTTCACCGTGGGTGGAACAGACGTTTATGTTCACAAATATCTAGGGCCTCGTAATCCAGACGAATCCGAAGCCACTGCGGATAAGCCTAGGTATGATGCTGTTAAAGAAACAAATATACAAGATTTGTTGTTTTTAGAAAACAGAGACAGAAAATACGATGAAAACATTTATAGATTAAGAGGCATATACAATGTGCAAGATGTCGACTTTGACATGAGTCAGTTTGGCTTATTCCTACAAAATGATACATTGTTTATGACTGTACCTATTAGTTACAGTGTTAAAACATTGGGTAGAAAAGTTATGCCAGGTGATGTATTTGAATTGCCTCACTTGAAAGATGAATATGCTCTTAATGATTTTAACGTTGCATTGAAAAGATTTTATGTTGTTGAAGATGTAAACAGAGCAAGTGAAGGATTTAGTCAAACTTGGTGGCCTCATCTTTATAGAGTAAAACTAAAACAAATTTACGATTCACAAGAATTTAAAGATATACTAAAACAAGATGCTGGAAACGGAGATGGTAAGACATTACGTGATGTGCTTTCTACTTATGAAGCAGAAATGAATATTAACAATGCTGTCGTTCAACAAGCAGAAGCAGATGCAAGTAAATCGGGTTATGATACAAGCCATTTATACACTTTACAAGTTGATGAAAATGGTAAACGTGAATTAGTAACCACTGATACAACAGAATTAGATACTTCTACACTCAATGAATTAGCAGATAGAGTTGAACAAACTCCTGAAAGAACAGGCTATGATGGATATTTGTTAGGCGATGGTCTAGCACCAAACGGAGAAGTTTTTGGTCATGGTATATCTTTTCCAACAGGTTCTGTAAAAGGAGATTATTTTTTACGTACTGATTTTATGCCTAATAGATTGTTTAGATATGACGGCACACGTTGGGTCAAAATGGAAGATGCTTTACGTATGACTTTGACAAATACAAACACAAGAAATACAATGAAAACTAAATTTATAAACAACAACAATTATGTATTTTCTGGGCGTGTTGCTACAGATGTTGTTACTCTTACAAAAGATGCAACAACAATAACAACAACTATTCCATATCCAGTTACATCAGCAAACTATCTATTACTAAAACTAGATACAAGAGAAATTACATACGCCATAGCGGATCATACAAATTTGATTACATCATCCAATGATAAGGTTTTTATAACATTACCGATTATTAGTGACGTTCAAGAAAAAATACCTTTTGATGGCAAATGGAATGTTGAATTATACAAAACAAGACAACAAGAAAGACAAAGTCTTTCTAAAGCGTTGCGACCACAGGCGGACAATTAATGAAAATAAGAGAATTATTTGGTTTTGCTGGAATTCCTATGGCACACACTGCCAAGCCGCAAGGGCTGAAAAAAGTAACAAAGTCCTACATGGGTAAAGTTAGAACATACTATGAACCAACTGGAAATAAGTTTAACGAAAATAATAGAAATATAGAAAATGATCCTTTTAAAGGAACATCAATAGAAGGTAAAGATTAATGCAATTTTTTTACGACGGACAAATACGTAGATATATTACTCAAATTGTTAGATTAATGAGTAATTTTAATTTTAAAGATGGCGATGGTGCTTTGCGTACAATACCAGTGATGTATGGTGACATTACTAGACAAGTTGCTCATATTATGCGAGATAATAGTGAGAATAAAATTATGAGTGCTCCTCGTATGGGAGTGTATATTACTAATTTAGAATTAGATAGAACACGACTTGCAGATGCATCTTACATTTCAAAAGTTCATCTTAGAGAACGTGCATATGATAGTGATAACAATGAATACCTTAATACACAAGGAAATAATTATACAGTTGAAAGATTAATGCCAACTCCATATACATTGAGTGTTGCAGTTGATTTATGGACTACAAACACTGAACAAAAATTACAAATTATGGAACAAATTTTAATGTTGTTTAATCCTAGTTTAG